CGAGCTGGGGTTTGAGGTAGAAGTTGATAATACATATTTCTTGCATTATTTTAGCATAATTAATTATGATTGTGTATTATTTGATAAGAGAACTAAAGAAACAAGAATAAATATTAAACGAGGAACTATCGCACACACTAACGCCCTATCGCAGCTTATGAGGGAACAAGATAAGAGGAAGCAACAATGACACTCCAAGCTCGCCATGATCGTTCGGTCAACCGCCAACTAATTACCACAGATGATGTATACCTTACTAACATGCCACATATTCGTGTCGCAAGGTTCGAGGGGGCGTATTACATCTATTCTATTAACTGGTTCAGGATATTCAGGACTAAAAAGTTATTGATTGATTATATGATGAGGTGTGGGTATGAGATACAAGCGTGAGTTAAATTTACAGAAAGCCATACTCTTAGACTGCGGAACTCAGAATTGGATCGCTGAGCATTACGAAAGTAAGAAGCTCCTTTTGCCTAACGGGCAATACGCTGATTCAGGGGTGCCGAAAGGGCATCCGGACTTGACTATATATATAGGGAAGGGCATTGTGGTATTTGCGGAGTTGAAGGTAGGACATAATAAGCAGAGTCCAGAGCAAGTAATATTCCAGGAACTATACCGTGCTCGTGGCTACTTATGCGAGGTGATATACAACATGCAGCAATGGGAAGAGTATAAGAAAGTGATAAAGGAGACCTATCAATAGTGGGTTTCTTTTCTTTTTATATGCGCCCAATAGTATATATCAAACTATGCACCGTTTACTAATAGCCCTTTTACCCAGTACTACCACACACCTTAAACATCCCGTTTCTCCCAAACACCTTTTTAGCCCAATCATGGTCTGTCATAGTTTAGGGCTGTTTTGGAAACCTTTTGAATAAATGCTTTTCTACTTTTGGTTTCTAAAAACTATGAAAACTATATAGTCTGTCATAGTTTTATCTATTTATAAAAACCCTATAATTTTATATAAAATATATATAAGTTATAGAAAATGCCCTAAACTATGCAAACCCGCTACTAAACCCTCCATTAGTATAATATCGCGCCATCGCCGTTTATTATTACTTTCTATATACTTTATAACGCTTTTATTGTATAATATCAGTAGATAGAGTACATGACATATTATGACGTGGAGGTTTGGATGAAATTAAGTACAATTATGGATCGTATTCAACAAGCAGATTGGGACTTGACTATGCTAGTGCCAACTGAATCGTATGATTTCGCAATAGATATAAATAGTGCATTGAGAAAAATGGGGCATTATAGTTGTATGTATTATGATAAATGTGATGCTCAGGGCTTAACTTACAAAGAAGCAACAGATAAACTTGGTGAGCATCTAAGGAATAACTTAGGTATTATTGCTATACCGAAAGAACAAACAGCTTAGGGGATGATACAATGGCCCATGCAGGTGGACGTCCGAGAGCTTTTAAGTCAGTCGAGGACATTGAAGCAAAGATTCAACTTTATAAAGAATATCTTAAAACTGAGAGCAAACCTCCAACGATAGCTGGTCTTGCTTATTTTCTTAATGTGGATAGAGGAACTATATATAATTACTCAAAAACTGATGAGTTTTTCAACACTATAAAGAAATATAGAGATTGGGTTATTATGAATATGGAAGAATTTGGCGTTACAAAAGGTCATAGCGGTATCATATTCCTTATGAAAAACTACGGCTATACCGACAAGCATGAGTATAAGGTTGAAGAGACAACAGCACCAGTAGTAATCAACGACGCAGACGAAGTGGCAGAGTGGTACAGAACACATGGAACAGATGAGCCGTATCATAGATGAACCGTACCATAGAGATTAGCGATATAGTCGCAGTTCCTCATCTATCAACATTTAATAGCGAGAAGCCACATCAATTAATACATGGTGGTCGTAGAGGATTTAAGTCAACTAAGCACGCTACTAAGATAGCAAAAAGACATATAGAAGATAAATATTGTGAATCGATCATAATAAGAGAAGATTATACCGACCATAGGTTTAGCACGTTTCCCGCTTTGAAGAGGGCGTTTAGTAGACTTGGGGTTAAGCTGTTACCTAATATAACTTGTTCAAGTGATAGAGGTAGCACGTTATGGATTCAGCCACCTAGTGGTGGATATGTGCATTTTAGACATATGAAAGATATAGATAAGCTAAAAGGTACTGAACCGATAGGTGAAAACAATCAAATCAAGATAGCTTGGTATTTCGAGATAACAGAGTATAAGAGCCAACGACATATACAGGAAGCTAACGCAACCTTTATGACAGGTGATTATTATTGGTCGTTATATGAATGGAATGACGCACCAACAACTACACATTGGACTTATAAGTTTCTTAAAGAGATGGAAAAAAGAGATGATGTGTTAATACAAAAAATAAATTATAATGATGCACCTTTATGGCAACAAAAGAAATTCTTAGGTAAATTATTGAATGAAATAAATAGATTAAAGGAATTACAACCTGAACAATATAAATCTATATTTTTAGGCTTTCCTGCTAACTTAGGTGGTGGGTGTTATAAGTCATTTGATCCTACTAAGCATCTTAAATCGGCAACGCATGATTATGTAGAAATAACAGTAGGTGTTGACTATGGTGGTAACGATGCTACTGTGGCGACAGCAATAGGTATTAAGCCTAACTTTAATGGTATAGAGGTAATAGATACCTACTATCATAAGAACGGGGTTAGTGTAGGAATTAAGAATATCAATGAGTATGCTAAGGACATAATGGAGTTCTGCGTTGAGATATATATGGAGTATGAACAACCTATTACGTTATTCTTAGATACTGCAAACAATACAACGCTAGGTATGTTGTTAAAAGACATGACAATGACTGAGGAGTATAGGTTCGTAGTTATGGGTTACTTAAACAAGACAAAGAAAAGAAAACAAACTAACAAGAAGAAATCAGCTATACAAGAGAGAATAGATGTAACGGAATTAATGTTCGCAGCTAACTATCTTATAATAGATAATACAGATGACAAATGTGTAGAGTTAGTAGCAGCTTTACAAGAAGCACAATATAAGAACGGTGTTAGGCAAGATGATAACACGACTAATATAGATAGCCTAGATAGTTTAGAATATGCTTGGATAATGGAAATGGATATTATCTACGATATTATAATAACTAGACCATGCACGCAAAAGCCTATCGACACAAGTAATATAATAGAATGATAATGAATGATAATGAGGTGAGATAATGAATGACATAATGGCTAAGGACTTACAGAAGTTATTTATAGGTAGAGGATTCAATCCGGTAATAGGAACTATATATCAACAACAAGAAATATGGTTGTCTTGGTATAGAGGAAATGTAGACGGATTCCATGAGATACAAAAACGGAGTTTAGAAGGCATAATGATCGCCATACATAAACCTACATTACAAATGGCTAAGAAAGTCAGCGAGGATGTAACCAGTTTACTCTTTAATGAAAAGGTACAGTTAGTTGTAAGTGGCGATGACAAGGCACAAGGTGTGTTGGATACGGTGCTACTAGATAACAATTATCACGATGAGATGGTTAACTTCATTGAATTAACTTGTGTGTATGGTACTGGCTTAACGGTCGAGTATCGTTCAAATAATAAGACGAAAGTAAACTTCTTGCATGGTGATAGAGTAATAATCATCGATTATGATAACACTACACCAACAGCAGTAGCGGTAATACAACAGTTCAAAAAAGATAAAAAGACTTATCATCATGTTATGTATCATACATTTGCAGATGACAAGTATAGAATACAACATGAAATGTACTCGATTAAAAGTGGTAGCGGGTTAGGTAGAGCGGATAGCTTAGATGTACTGTTTACAGATAAAGAACTTAATGCAATGCGACATACAAGACTAGAAGATAACACGCAAATAGTAGAGTACTATACCGAATACGACACAGATACACCGCATTTTCAAGTGTTCAAGTTGGCTATTAGCAACAATTACGATGTAAGAAGTCCGTTAGGGATTAGTATATTTGCTAATTCAACAGGCACATTAGAGAACATAGACGAGAAGTACTATTCAAGTCGCATGGACTCAATCAATAGCCGTAAGAGAATATTCGTTGGCGATGAAGCTAGTAAGTCGCAAAAGAGAGTAGATGACGGACAAATATCGTACCGTAAGTATTTTGACCCTGATGAGACACAATTCCAAGTATTAAAAGGCTTAGAAAGTTCAGAGACACCAGTTGTTGCGTTTGCTCCAGTATACGATAGCGCTCAACATGATGAAGCTATCCAAATGGAAATGAATTACTTGTCAAGTAAGGTTATGTTAGGCTCTAATTATTATTCATTCAAAGATGGTGCAGTAGGTTACCAAAATGAAATGAATGTGATAGCGAGTAGCAGTGATACGTTTAGGAATAGACAAAAGAACTTAAATAGATTAAAGAAAGCCATTGTAGACATGATGAAATCAATAATGTTCCTTGAGCAAGAGAACGGTAATTATAGTGGCGTGTTAGACAAGTTAGAATATGACGTGCATTTCGACGATGATATTATCACGGATGACGCAACTATCATTAAGCAAATGAGAGACGATTCACTTGACGGCTTCATAGCTGAATACAAATATATTATGAAGGCTTATGGACTAAACGAGGAAGATGCTAAAGCGATGATAGAAGAAGGAAGATTAGACTTAGCTGAACGAAACTCGGCATTGATTAAGCCTTATGAAGAAGATGAAGAAGATGAAGAAGATGAAGAAGATGAAGATGAAGATAGCGATGATGACGACGAATGAGAAAGATAGATGATTTAAACAATCAATTTCTAACTATCATTGAGAAAGATACTAAAGCAACACGCAATATAAATAAAGCAATAATAAACGGTAAAACAGCAAAGGAAGCGGTGGAAGAGAACGATACCAACGCAAATAGGGATGCGACGTATTATTACCTTATAGCCGTTTTGTCTATTATGCTAACTAGAACACTAACGATTAAAGAAAAGGTTGTCTATGCGCCTATAATAGCCTTAACGAGTATGTATTCAACTAAAGACCCTAAGAGGTTTACAAAAAAGGTTGATAAGATATTCAAGGGTAGTTTATTGACTCATAGAGAAAAGTCAGCGAAGAAACTGCTTAATAGTTTTATTAAGAAGGGGAAGGCAGTTATAGACAAGATACAAAGGAAGATAATTGATGTTCGTATCAAGTCTAAGAGCGAGATATATAAAGATGTTAAGCGATTGCAAGGCAAGACATACGCTGAGAGTAAGAAGGAATTATTAAAAAAGTATAACGATCCTAAACGAGTTCGTAGAGCAATAAGAACAGAAGCTCATGCAGAACTTGAGCGTGGGAAACTGATGCAAGGTGATGAATTTGGGTATACACACAAGACATGGAAAACACGGAACGATAGTAGAGTTAGACAAACTCCGTGGCATAACGCTATAAAGAATAAGCGAGTGCCGATTGATAGTGATTTCCGTGCAGCAGGATTGAGAGCACAATATCCCGGTGATACAAGGTTATCAATAGGGGAAAGAATAAATTGTAGATGCTTTCTTATAATGGATTAAAAAAAAATATGCCATCTAGGGCATCGTACTAGAATGATACCACTTGGGGTTCTAACCAAGAAGAGAGAGGTAAAATAATGGCAAAGTTTAATATTAAGGAGTTATTAGAAAAACACACTAGCGATGGGGAAGTCGACTATACCAAAGTTAATGAAGAACTAGAGACTCAAAATAGAAATATTGTTGTTAAAGAATCAAGTAAGGAAATAGATAAAATTAAAGAAGAAACCTTAGCAAGTATGATTAAAGAACTAGGTGTTGAGGGGACTAATTTAGAAGATGTTAAATTATACATCAAACAAGTTAGCGGTTCAACTGATGAAGCTAAAGAGGAAGTTATTAGATTAACAACTGAGTTCAATAAACTTAAAAAAGATTATGATAGCGGAGTTGATAAGCTGACTAAAATAGAAACAGAAACAAAGGATAAGAAGCAAACTGACCTTATTAAATCAATGGGCGTTACTGAAGATAAACAAGTTGAGTTCTTTAAATGGGACTTCAATAGACAAGTAACCGAAGATAATAGTTTTGAAGATGTAGTATCAGCTTATGCAAAAGCAAACGACATCACGACAACACAACATTTTGTGAAGGATGAATTTGGGCATAAAGGTACTAACGATATGGACATAGGGGAAGCCTTCTTATCAAAACGAGAAAAACGCACTAGAAAATAAAATCTAATAGGAGGATTTATTATGCCAACAGGCGCAAGAAAAATAACGGGGTATTCCGATATCTCCGAACAAGTATTATATGAAACAAGTATTATCCGTTCAATTTCAAATATGGATGTAATGGGTAGTCCGGGAACAACAGCGGTTAGTGTGTATGTAAATGCACTAGCAACAGTAGCAACATATACACCGGGAACAGGTATAGATAAAAGTAATGATGGTTCAGCATATGTGGCTTTAACTAATCTAGTAGAAATTGCAGTAAATGAATTGTTAGATGGTTACACAATCGAAACAGCACCAGCAGACATAGTAGCAAGTAGATTTGAAGGTGCAGTAGGAGCATTAGGAGAAAGCATTGATACAACTACTATCGCAGCAGTTGTTACAGGTGGTACTACTTTAGTTTCAGCAGATACAGTAGCGATTGGTTCATTAGTAGTAGGAACAAGATATATTGTTAAAACTGTAAATAGTGGCGGTGATGCAAGTGTATTAGCAGGAACAGCAGCAAGCACGGCAGTTGTAAATGAAATCTTTACAGCTATTGCAAATGGAACTGGAGCAACAGCGTTAGTATGTCAAGCAGCAGTACCTGATGCAGCTTCAATCTATACAGATGTTTTAGCACTTAAAAAAGCATTAGATAAAGCAAAAGCACCAAGAATTAATCGTAGTATGGTAATAACACCTGACATGGAAGCATTATTATTAGATACTGATTCAAAGCTAGTCCTTAATACAGACAGAGGAGATAAAATCCTTGCTGATGGTTGGATTGGTAGAGTATCAGGATTTGACGTGTATTCAACTACATTGTTAACTACTTCAAATATCGTATGTATGCAAAAAAGAGGATTCGCTTATAAAGATAACTGGAAAATTGAACCTAGATTACAATCATTAGATGGTTCAGGTCAATTCATTGGCGATTCAGCTATTCAAGGACGTATGGCTTATAATTATGGAGCAGTAAGAGCAACATTGATTCAATTAAACAAAGGTGTAGCAGATACAACAGCATAAGATAAATTAGGGGTAGGGTATTTGCCCTCCCCTCTTTTTTAAAGGAGATAATTATGATAGTAACCAGTGCTTATATGAAATACAATATGGATTTAGAAGAATATTATATCAACGTAGACACGATAACAAACTATACAGCGTATGACAGTAATGACTTAAATGTTATATTTGGTGATAAACTTGCTGAAGCATTAAAACTGATTAGTCGTAATGTGTATAGGTTAATATATAGTTATTATAGAGGAGCAGAGCCTTATAAACATCAACAATATATGAGGCTTAAAATATACGATAACACACAAGGTGAAGTAAACGCCTTGATGTTTGCAATGATTGAAACGGTACATGGAGCTATGCAAAGCGGAATGGACTTAAATGCTTATATTAACAATCCTAAAGACACTTTTCCACAAACAGCTTATGATGAGCTAAATAATGGGTTGTTGCTTGATAGAAGTTATAAAATAGGTACGGACTTTGAAATAGCTTACACAACACAAGAAGAAGTTGATTGGGCATGATTAGACGTAAGCCCGAATATAATAATATGACATTAACTCATAAAGATGTTGATGGATTAGAGAATAAGTTTCAATGCAACGAGGTAACAAATAGCAAACAAGTAGCATTTTTAATCAATATGCCAGTTAAGGATACGGGATCAAGATACATAACCGATAGCGACATAAATTTTGTAATAGACGA